TCAACAACCAGTCCAGTAGAATTAAAATATCCTACATCTGTACCACCGACACGAATATCGATTTGATCATCGGTGCTTGCATGTAAGCTTGTATCTCCATCATTATCTAATACTAACTCAGCTCCATTCATATCTAGAGTTGAACCTTGAGCAATGTATGTACCAAAATCACTAATTTGAGATTCAGTAATTGATAAAGCTGCTTGGTGCTGAGTAACATTTGAAGCCGCTATTCTAGCATCAGCAAATGTACCATTGTTAACTTGTGATGCTTGAATATTAATTGCAGAAGCGTGTTGAGTAACTGCAGTTTCTGGAACATTTGTGTCTGGTATATTAGCCCAGGTAACATTTGCAGATAAATCGTTTGTTTCAGTATAGCTTTGTAAATAGCTTGATAAGTCTGGTGGAGTATATGTGTACACACCTGTACCATTATTATATGATAAGTTAGCTGCTCCTGGAGTTGAAACTGATACGCTAAAGTCTGCATATGTGAGACCACCACCGCCTCCACCACCGCTTACGTCAGTAGCAGCTATAAACATTCCTTGCGCCGAATCCCATTTTAATATTTTATTATTTGAGATGCCGGACATATTGACATTAGATAATTCACCTATACTATCAATGCCTTCTCTTGCTTGTACATATGCACTATCAATAAGAGCAATAGTCTTGGCCGAATCGATTCCTGTACCGACATCGTCATAATCTGCTAATTTTATCCAAGCTCCGCCATGTGCGTAATATGCTTTTCCTTCACCGTGTACGTGAGCAAACATACCATGATAACTACCTGCACTTGGTAATGCACCAAGAGAATCATAGTTATTTGAATATAGTATCTTGTGTGTTCCGAAATCTACATCGGAATCACCTGCTATTTGGTTTAAGTTTGTTGTCAAAACTTGTGCGTTATCTAATGCTTGTGCAATAGATGTAACCGCCGCTGAATCCAAATCAGCATTTTGTAATGTGGTAAAGTTGGCATCGAGCTCGACGTGGGTCAATGCCGTCCCCTTAGTATTTCGTAATGTGATTGCCATGTTTTACCTCTAAGTAAGTTCTACGTAATTTGAGTCGACATACCCAATAGCCATATATCTTGGGTTACCAGCATCGGAATCGTAGAACCATCTGTTTCTATCCATTCTTTCTATGTCGTTGCTCATTCTCACACCGTATGCATATACAGCGTCTTTTGCCGAGTCATCCATCGTCGGCGAGTTAATGTCTTTTGCCTGGTCAATTCTACCATATGATGCAGCAAATACATCAGCAGGCATATCTTTAAATCGATTCACTGTTGCTTTCAAGCTGATACGTTCGATAACGCTATCAGAATCTGCATCGTCAGGTAGATAACCAATAGGCTCTACTAATCCAAATGGTATATTGTAATTTGCCGTACCCTCAACAAATAATGGTGGCGGCGGTTCGTCAATATTATCTGGCATAACCAAAAGTTCAGAGTTTGTAGATGGAAGTTCAAGAACAACCTCACCGCCTAGAAAGAATCCAGCGGGATGTACAAACTTTTTGTATAGATCTCTCCATGTATTTAATGGCACCGATGATTTAATAAGAACAGAGAATATCTGATATAATCCACCGTCCTGTATAAAATGTAACGACTCAGTGCCTATTGTTGACTGAGACTGATTGAGTTTAAATATCCTTTGTTTAGGATAATCTACCTCAACGTCAATACCAAAGAACGCACGAAAGAAACCTTCTGCTGAATACTTTGTACCTTTTACTCTATAAAAATTAGCAAAGTTGCGAAGTACTTCACGTGGTTCAGTAAAATATGTAGAGTTAGCACCATCAGCAATTGTACCAAATATGTATTCTAAATTAGTTAATGATGTACTTTCAATATCATATACGCTAAATAAATCTTGTATTGCACTAATTGATTCATCAGAGTCTACGTATTCGTAATACGCTTCCATGAAAGCAATAAGATTAGGATATTCTTCTCTAAAGTATTGCGGTAAAACTTCTGCAACACTATAGTTTCTGAAGTTAGGAACTATCCGATTATAATCAGCGCGATGTGACATTAATAGCCTCCGCCAGCTCCACCGCCACCGCCGGTACCATAACTAACAGTAATACCAGTTCCTGTATTACCCGATCCGCCTAAAACAACATCAGTATCTTGTCTATCAATTTGCGCTGAAGTAAAAGATGGACCTTCGTCAATATCTAGAATATAACTACGTAATGGTCGAATAGTTGCTTGGTTTGCAGGCGTACAAGAAACTTTCAGAAAGTTAACTCCTGCTGTAATACTAAATGGATTAAATCCGGTTAATGTTACAGTACCTTTCAATGCATCATAAGATCCTATATTATCAACTTCAACTGTACCAACATTATCTACAATTTGTAGTTTAGTTAACGACAAAGCATTCTTGATAGAACAAACTTTATTATTAAAAATAAACGTAGATGATGTAATAATATTATCAGTCGTAGATGGTGAAGCAATTTCAACAGGAAAGTACAAGTTATATGTCGCACTTTGAGTCATATCAGGTATAAAGCGTTGTTGCATTTTTACAGTAGCTTTAGAGTTTAGAACCGCTTCACTAATATCGTCAATTTGAGTTAAGAGCTCTGATCGCCTAAACACTCCACCAAATTGTTTTAGTTCAGTATTAATATAATTCCTTAATGCAGCAAACACATTTGCTTCTGTTGCTTTAATTGTCTGACCGGTTAAACTTGGATCAAAGTTAAATGTTAAAATAATTTCTAAAAATGTAGTAACTGGATCTTGGAATGCAGTATCGATTGATAGAATAGAAAGATTAGAAGCCACATCAGTAACAATAGCATCTTTTACAGCCTGTTTTTGATTCTCAGTCGTACCATCTTCAAATACAAGAGACAAATAAACTTTACCATAATCAGCAGGCACGTTATCTTCTCCGCCCCATGCAATAGAGTCAGTTACTGTTGGATAGTTTCTTTGTATCACAGCTTTATAGTCATCAGCTGTCACAAGTCTTTGTTGTGCAGCAAAAGCAATTGGTGCATTTAATCGTATTGATTCTAGAGATTGTCTCGGACCACCGACACCAGCCGAAGAAATAGTAGTTACTTGTAATAGGTATTGAATACCGTTAACTGTTACAGTGTCTCCTGGAGAAAACACGGCAGCACCATTAGCAGCAGCACCAAGACAGCTTAGATATTGTACTTGAATCATTTGACCTGATTCAGGGGCTTTACCAAAAGATATGCCATCGCCAAAGTTTAATTCGTAAAAACCATTTGGTGCTTCTGATATTTGAAAGTAACGTGATGTTGAATTAACAGTAACAGCGTTTGTAATTGGAGCATAGTTAACATAGTTAGTACTACTAGGCGTATCATATACTCGTACGTCTGCAGTTGTAGTATCAATAGAATCATCTTGAATTACATAAAGCTGACGTTCACCTTTCTCACCAACAATAAATCTTTTTCTTGTCATAGTGCCTTCGTATATTAAAATATCACGTGTACCATCACTGTTTAAAAAGTTATATACTCCAACGCCGTTATCTGTTGCTGTAATATCAGATAGTGTTCTAAACGTATATGTTGTTTCACCAACAGGAGCTGTGAAAATAGTACCTGCTTCGAGAACAACGGCTGAAGGTCTATTAATAGCACCTGATAAGTTTACACTTAGATTTACCGTAGCCCGTGATGCAATACGAGATCTTGGTACATAACCTAATGTTGCGGCATGAGATACTACTGAACTTCTTAATTGTGCCGTTGTAAGGAATGCTTCATTTAAAGCAAAGTTAGCAGTTAATGCATTGTAATGAGTATTATAGGCAAGAACGTCAAGAACATTAGAAAGACCAGAGGCTTCAAAATCAAAATCTGCAAATTCGCCTTTTTCTTGAAAAAAGGTTTTGAGACTATTTTTAACTGCGTCAAAATCAAGTTGAGTATTTTGTACTGTTGTAGCCATATTATCTTAACCTCGATAAGTTCGTTTCTACTGTCACGTCTTCACCAGTATTACGAATGGCAAAGCGAGTCGTGACGTGTATTCCATTTTTCTCTTCATTAACTGTTACACTTACTTTTCTAATAAGTGCACGTGGTTCGTACGTTTGTACAGCCAGTTTAATTGCTAGCTCTACTTCAGGCTCTGTGTCTTCAGTAAGCGGCTCAAATAATAATGTGCCTAGACCTCCGCCAAAACCAGAGTTAAACGGTTTCTCGTGGAATCCTGTCATTAGAAGATTTTTAATAGACTGCTTAACCGCAGCTGCATCAGTCTTCTTATATACATCGCCCGTAGGATTTGCACTAAATGTAAGATCGATATCGGAATAGTTTCTTTGACGGGAAGCGTTTAAACTTCCAGTAGCTAAGTTACCGTCTTCAAGTGCAAAAGCTCTAAGTGCCATAGTCGATCCAATATTTTAATCTATTTATATGTTATCACGCAAGGATTTCCAGAAGTTCGCCGTTTGTTTGCACATTACCGTTGAACGTCGTTGATAATTCTTTTTTATAGGTTGCTTTAAAACTTTGTGGTATTTGTGGCATAGTTAGAATCACATGACATTCTAAATGCCCATCAGGAGAAAACCTATCATAATCTAATATTAGTTTATCATATAGTATTGTGTCTTTCCAATACACTGCCAGATCAAACATCATTGCATGATCAGGTATACCTTTTTCATCAATCAGCTGATATACAACAGCCCGACCTTTTGTAGCTAAATCATTTAATCCGTTTTCAGTAAGCTGTTCATTATCACCTTTTTGATATAAACCCTCGATTACAATAAGACGATGGTTCACAAATTTACCTAAAGAATTATTAATACGATTCATTGCAACGGCTTGTGGATATAAGTTACGAGCTATTTGTAATCTTTCTGATTGAGATTGAATATGATTTAGGTTTGTTTTTTCACCTGCACCGCCTAAAAACTTTCCAATGGTTATACCTTTTGCAAGTTTAGTACCTGCAGTTATGACTCGTGCATTGTTCGGATTAAATAAAGGATCCGGTATAATTTGTTTTTGGCCAGGGTTAGGAGTAAAATAATCGTTTCTCATAGTTAGCTACCATCAAACGGAATAGAGTTTTCTCCAATAGTAGGACTACTACTTGCGGATCGTCCTATCTTACTTGGATTTGGTGATGAATACTTTTCACTTAATTTACCTTCAGCAATCTGTGTAGCAGTGAAGTCAGTATTATTTAAAGTTCGATTCTCTCTCATTTTTGATCTTACTTCTTCAGCAGTCAATTGTCTTTTAGTAACTCCACCGGTCGCAGTCTCTCTGTTTAATCCTTCGAGCATAGCATCATTCGGATCGATCTTGACTTTCTGAATACCAAAATTACCTTTTGTATATGTACTTGCCACACTTAAGGTAGGCAAAGCCGTAGCTTTTAAATCATCAGAGACTGGATCCGGCGTATTTTCAGTAATCGTACCTTGAGTACCCACACTTGGAACATATACAGATGGAGAAGCAGTACCGTCTGGATATGATTGGTGCACTGAGGTTGCTGCAGTTTTTGCCATACCGTTTAAATCACCGATAAATGTTGGTGCGGACACAGTATTTTCTGTAATGATGTCTACTGCTCTTATTGTATCAACGTTAATTGTACCAGCTCCGCCTTCACCATCCCCAACCCATAAAGTATGGCCAGCATGAAGATTATGAGCATACATAATTATTTCTTCACCGCCAATTGTTCCTTTATGTCCAAAGACTGATATATCATTAGCTACAATATTTGTATTATCTGATGTAAGTCTTTGTCCAACCTCAGCAGTAATACGCTGAGATCCTGATGCAAAGAGTCCCATATTACCATCAACCGCTAATTCAAACTCACCTTTAACCGCAGTAGTTTGACCACCAAGAACCATTTCAGCTTTTGATTTAGCAATAGTTGTAGAGTATTCGCCTTTGACAGTTTCGCCAAAGTTCTTTTCAACAGTAACCCTCTTTGCTCCATCAACCTGCTGTATCTTATCGCCGTTAATTAATTGATTAAAATTACCACACGTTAGATTATAATCTCCTGCTACATCAACATTGAGATCACCTTGATATGTCATATGTGCATTACCTTCAACAACTACATGTTGATCAGCTCCAGTCATAATATGTGTATCACCGCCCGAACTAATCTTCACTGTACCATCCGGAGCTATCTCAATGCCAGCACCAGTCTGATGGCGAATTAATATTCTTTCATTACCCATCGTATCATCTAATTCTAAGATGTGTCCGCCAGCAGTTTCAAATACCTGGTTGTATGGATATATTGGAAGCTTCTTTTCAGTTGGCGTAGAATTTTGTGGCAATGTCGGTATACCACCGTTTGTGGTAATGTCATTACGCTTTTGGTTTCTAGCGGCTCTATTCACAGTCGATTTATATGCGTATTCAACTTTTGGAAATGTTCCGCTAGGATCCTGAAATCCTACTGGAAATACACCTTGAGTGTAAATTTGTTTGCCAAATATTAAGGCGCGATCTGGTAATTCATCATTATCTGTTGTCATGCTGTTGATTCCGTATAAGCTTGTAGTTGTGCTACAGTTAAAGGTGAAGCGGTTGGTTCTGTAACATTTCTCTTATTAAAATTAGTAAGTACATAATCAGACACACTAAATCCTGGATCTATCTTATTGAGTGGATCAGTATCCATGTGTCCGAATGCTTGCCCGCCTGGGAATACATCATAAAAGGTTTTCATAAACATTTTAAAACTAGTATGTTGTGCAGCAGTAAATGATTCTGGACCTGTCGAGG